GTGCAGGACGGCAATATTCCCGATCTGCTGTCCACCACATCGGCGCAGTCTTCGGCGATCACCAGCCTGCAGAATGATCTGGCGGGCAAGGCCCCGGCCTCGGCGCTGAATGCGCTGACGACGCGGGTGACAACGGCGGAGGGCAATATCACCGCCAATGCCGGTGCCGTGACGGCGCTCAGCGCCGATGTGGGGAAGTTCGCGGCGGCAGGAAAGTTCCGGATCAGCGTCGAGGCCACGCCTTCCGGCGCCACTTCGCGCATCGGCCTTTCCGCCACGGCCTCGGGCGGGGCCAGCACCCAGACGGCGGCGCTGTTTCTGGAGGCCACCAGCTCGGGCGTGGGGCGGGTGCTGATCGATGCCGACCGCTTTGCCATCCTCAACGGAACCACACGGGATGTGCCCTTCGTGGTGGATGGTGGCGCCACCTATATCAGGAAGGCGATGATCAAGTCCGGCGATATCGATGCCGACAAGATCGACACCGCCAGCTTCAGCACCGCCGGCATGGCGCTGTTCGGCGGCACGCTGCAATCCGACAATTATGCGCCGGGCGCGGCGGGCTGGCGCATCCGCAGGAACGGTGTTGCCGAGTTCTGGGGCCTGATCGTGCGCGGCTCGATCCAGGACGGTGCGGTCTCTGACCGGGCGGTCACCGCGCGGCCGGGCGACTGGACCAATGACACGACGGGGTCCTGGAGTGTGGTGAACACCGTCACCCTGACCGGCCTGTCCCCCGATGCCATCTACTTTGCCAATATCAAGCTGGAGACCCGCAACCAGCTGACCGGCGACGGCAACACCCGCTACCGCGTCGAGCGGGATCTGCGCGATGGCGGCACCTGGCTTGGCTACGAGACGCTGGGCGGGACCGACCAGTCCACGACGGACTGGCTGGTGCGCATCCACAGCGACTCGATCAACGGCGATTTTGACGGGGTGCGCTACCGGGTCAGCATTCTGACCGGCTCGGTCAGCAGCCCGATTTTGCGCAGGCTGCGCATGACCATCACAGGAGTGACACGATGATTGTCTGGGCCGAGGCCGATGCGGCGGGTCTGCCCGCCGTGACCGGCAAATGCACCAATCCCGAAGATGTGCCGGAGGGCGCGGTGATCGTGCCGCCCGGTATCGATCCCGCCACATGCATTCTGCGCGGCGGGGAATGGCTGCCGCAACCGCAGGAGGAGACCCCATGACCACTGTCGCCATCGATCCCGCCGTCGCCCTTGCCGAGGCCCATGCCCTGGTCGAGCATTACCGCAACCGCAGCCTGATCCAGGCGCAGGCCATCGCGGATCTTCAGGCCCGCATCACCGAACTGGAAGCCGCCCTTCCGGCGGAGGAGGCCCCCGATGCCTGATCTGCCCGTCAGCTATGCCACCGGCACGGTCACCCTCGGGGCAGGCTCCACCACCGTCACCGGCAGCGGCACCAGCTGGATCGCCGCCGGGCTGGAGGCGGGGGACATGTTCTGGGCGGCCGGGCTCAGCGTCAGGATTGCCAGCGTCAACAGCGCGACCTCGCTCACGCTGGCCTTTCCCTGGCCGGGGGCGGCGCTGTCCGGCGCGAATTACGAGGTGCGGTTCACGCCGGATGCCACCCGCGTCCTCTCGGCCGCCCGCGAGGTCTTGTCGGCGCTGACCAATGGCAACCTGTCGTCGCTGGCGGGCCTCACGACCTCGGCCAACAAGCTCGCCTATTACACGGGGGCAGGCACGGCGGCGCTGACGACGCTCAGCGCCTTTGCCCGCACGCTGCTCGATGACGCGGATCAGGCCGCGATGCGTGCCACGCTGGGCCTCGTGCCGACAGGCTCCGCAACCGACACCACCGCCGGGCGGCTGGTCAGGACCGGGGATTACGGTCTGGGTACGGCGATCAGCCTCGGTGCCACCGATAATCTGGATGCGCTTCTGGTCTCCGGGTTCTTCTATAACCCGACGGCGGGCAATACGGCGGGCAACAATTACCCGCCGGGGATCTCCGGTGCCGGGGCGCTGATCGTGGTGGCGCGCTCCTCGACCAACGTGATCCAGAAGTTCATCAGCTATGGCGGCACGTCCACCGCCTCCGGCCTGCGGGAGTTTACCCGGAGCTGGGGCACATCCGGCTGGGGACCGTGGGTGGAGCAGTTCCATCAGGGATCGCTGCTCGGGACCGTCTCCCAGTCCGGCGGCGTGCCGACCGGCAAGGTCATCGAACGCGGCAGCAATGCCAATGGCGAATATGTCCGCTTTGCCGATGGCACCCAGATCTGCGTCAGTCCGACGCTCACCGTGGACGTAACAACGGCTGCCGGAGCGATTTACGGCACATCGGATGTACAGAACACCACGCTGCCTGCGGCTTTTGTCTCTACGGCAGGTGCGGTTGCTTCGGTCTGTGCCGCCAACACCGAAAACGCCTGGGGTGCTGCCCGTCCGCTCAGCACCTCCACTGTCAGCTGGCGCGCCTGGCGCACAAGCGCAGTCACCGGACAGCAATTCAGGCTGCTCACCATCGGCCGCTGGTTCTGAGGAGACCCATCATGCAGATCTCGTTCTCGCCCTTCCGCTCCGATTCCGCCCTCACCCTGTCCCGGCAGGGCGATGTCCTGACCATCGACGGCGCGGATCTCGACTTCGGCCCCTTGCCCGAGGGCGCCGTCCTGCCGCGTGAAGCGGTGAATTGCGACTGGCTGGCCTCGGAGGTCACCCGGATCGACGGGGTGATCCATCTGACCCTGCTGCTGCCGCATGGCCCGATTCCGTGGCCCGCGCCGCCCGAGGCGCATGCCGTCACCCATCCCGAGCCGATCCTCGTCACCGCAGACGGGCCGATCCTGTTGCCGAGCTATAATCCCGGGGAGGTCGGCCAATGATCGACTGGAGCAGGACGATCACCGCCGAGGCCCGCGCCGCAGCCGCGCTGGAGGCTGCCAAAGCCGAGGCCCGTGTCACGCTGGCAGCGGCCGTCACCGCCGCCCGCGCCGCGCTGATCACCGATCTGCCGGGGCAGAGCATGATCTACCTGGCGAAAGAGGCGGAGGCCCGCGCCTGGATGGCCGATCCGACACCGGACCCCGCCGCCTATCCGCTGCTCTCGGCCGAGCTGGGCATCACCGCCCCCGATGGCGCCAGCCTCGCACAGATCTGGCTCAACCTCGCCACCCTCTGGCGCAGCACCGCCGCCGATCTGGAGGCCCTCCGCCTCACCACCATCGCCGCAATCGACGCCGCGACGACACTTGAGGAGGTCGACGCGGCGATGGCAAGCGTGATGATTTGAGGGCTGGCGTTAACCGGGGCTTTACAGCACCCTTTGCCGGTCGATGTGAAAATCGCTCTGCTGCAGGATTTGTTGTAAAACTCTGCAGCTTTTGCCGTCACGCTACAACATCTGTGAGTTGACACAGAAAGCTGCACAAAGGTGGGAACAGTCGGGAAGGTGTGGGATGTTTTGGTAAATCATTGGTTAAATGTAGTTTTATGAAGTTCAGTTCTCGCTCGGGCTGCTTGCCTGTCGGAGAAACTATGAACGCAAGCGCGTAAGCCCCTTTATGTTAGATCTCCGAACCGGGCGATTTGCCCGGCGGAGAAGGGACCGTTTAAGTGTCCGTTTTCACGACGAGAAATTGCGATCTTGAGCCTTTGGCGGCTGGAAATCGCGGCCGAATTGGCCATCCGAACATGCAAATCGGCCCGCAAGTTTCCGGAGCCAGTTGCATGTTCGGTTAAGTCATTGATTTTGCGCCGGGCTGGCCTGCCGGGCTGTGCGATGCCTCGCCCCGAACATGCAACTGATTTTTCGCGATGGAGGCTGAGTGGGAGGTGCCTCAATGGATCAAGCAGCCGGTTGGCATCTTGGCGCGCGGAAACACTTGAAGGCATTCAGTGCCAGGCACTAGGACTTTCATCCAGGCGAAGGGGAGGTGAGACCGCATGAACAGCTTTGCAGGCGGTATAATCGTGGTCCTGCTGCTGATCTTTAATGTTTGGCTCTACTTTTTCGTACCGGCGTCCATGGCGACCGAGCGCGGTCGGTCGCCCGTTGCCTGGGTCATTGTCGGTTTGTTGCTGACACCATTCGTTGCCATCATAGCGCTGGTGGTTCTTGGTGGAACTGCTGGAACGCCTCCCTCGGGTTTACGCAAGTCGTAGGAGAGAAGCCGATCTACGGATCCGTTGCTCGCGACAGTCTTTCAGACGCTTCCACACCTGGGGAGAGGCCGACGGTTGGTGGGTGTCAAGAAGCGCAGACGCGCAAACACCGGCATTCCCCGGGGCTTGCGATCAACCTGCTTTTTCGCCCATATGATCGCTCGTAGAATCCGATCGACAGAAGCCTGTCGGTCCTGTAAACTGGGCATGTTGCTCAGGACGGAGTTCGGATGCGCCCAATCGGAATCGACCTTTTTGCCGGTGCAGGCGGTCTGAGCCTTGGCTTCGAGCAGGCTGGTTTCGATGTCGTGGCCGCCGTCGAGATCGACCCGGTGCATTGTGCTGTGCACAAGTTCAACTTTCCCGACTGCGCAGTGATTGCCCGCTCTGTCGAGGGGCTCTCGGGCAATGAGATCCGCATGGCGGCCGGGATCGGCAACAGGGCAGTCGATTGCGTCTTTGGTGGCGCGCCATGCCAGGGTTTCTCGTTGATCGGCCATCGGGTGCTGGACGATCCGCGCAACCGCCTAGTGCTGGACTTCGTGCGCATTGTCGCCGAGCTGGATGCGCGAACTTTCGTTTTCGAGAACGTTAAAGGCCTGACGGTTGGCCGCCACAAGCAGTTCCTCACAGAGCTTGTCGCGGCCTTCGAAGCAAAGGGCTATGCGGTCCAGCTGCCATGGAAAGTCCTGAATGCGGGTGAATTCGGAACGCCGCAATCGCGGGAGCGCCTGATCCTGATGGGGGCGAAGAAAGGCACGCAGCTGCCCGTCTATCCCGCGCCGCAGATGCGGATCTCCGGCAAGAAGGGGCCTGCTGACCTGCCGCCGGGGCCGACGTGTGCTGACGCGTTGGATGATCTTCCTGATGCGGAGAGCTTTGCAGCGCTGCACCTGTCGGATTCGGTGCGCACGAAGATTGGCAAAGCCCGTTCATCTTATGCGGCACGGCTGCGCTGTGAAGGGAATGATGCCTGGGCCTTTGGGTATCCGAGAGATTGGGACAAGGGTCTTCTGACCTCGAGCGCTCGGACCGAGCATACCGAGATTTCCCGCAGGCGCTTCCGTGCGACTGCGCCCGGGCAGGTCGAGCCGATCAGCCGCTTCTTCAAGCTATCGCCGGAAGGTGTCTCAAACACACTGCGGGCAGGGACAGATGGTGCGCGCGGGGCTTTCACCAGCCCCCGACCGATCCATTATCGCTATGATCGCTGCATCACCGTGCGGGAAATGGCCCGGTTGCATGGTTTTCCGGACTGGTTTCGCTTCAATGTGACCAAGTGGCATGGGGCTCGTCAAATCGGCAATGCGGTGCCGCCGCCGCTCGCAGAGGCCGTCGCAGGACAGATCATCAAGGCGCTTGGCATGACGCCAGAACGGCCGACCGCGCCGATATCCCTTGGTGATCCGGTGCTGCTGCAAATGGATGTGTCCAGCGCCTCTGCCCATTTTGGCGTCAAGGCCCCGAAGTCGGGCCGCGACCGCAAGAGTGGCGCGAAGAAGCGCAAGCAGGAAGAGATAGAGCAGGATGTCTACGCAAAGGTCGCCCGTGGCTAAGGTGAACCGCTATCATGCGCTGATTTCCCGGATCTTCTTCGAAGGCTACTCTTCCGGCACGACGGCATTCGAATTTGACCGCGAAGACCTCCCACGCGCGGCAGCCGCGCTGGGTATCGTATTGCCAAAGAACCTGGGCGACGTGATCTATTCTGTGCGCTTTCGCAGCCCGTTGCCTGATGACATTCTGGCCACGCAACCGCCGGGTATGGAGTGGATCATCGAGGGTGCTGGCCGGGCGGCGTATCGCTTCAGGCTGGTGCGGATCAACCGGATCGTGCCCCGCGCTGATTTGCTTCGCATCGCCATTCCGGATGCTACACCCGAGCTGATCCGGGCCTACGCGCTGGACGACGAACAGGCGCTGCTCGCTATCGTTCGCTATAACCGGCTTATCGACACCTTTCTGGGCCTGACCACCTATAGCCTTCAGAACCACTTGCGCACCACGGTCAAAGGGATCGGGCAGATAGAGATCGACGAGCTCTATATTGGCCTCGACAAGCGCGGCTGCCATTATGTGATCCCGGTACAGGCCAAGGGTGGGAAGGATCAGATCGGCATCGTGCAGACGACGCAGGATATCCGGTTCGTGGAGCAGAAGTTTCCGGGCTTGCGCTGTCGTGCCATCGCCGCTCAGTTCATGGAAGATCAGGTGATTGCACTGTTTGAGCTTGGTCTGGACGGCGATGAGATCCGCGTGGTGGAGGAGCGCCACTATCGCCTTGTTCCCGCGCGAGAGCTCGACCGGGATGCGATTCAAAAATACCGGGACTGAGGGGCTGGTTGCGGCCCAAAGCGGACCTTCACTGCCTTGCGGGGTCTGCAGTGCGGCTTCATCAAAGCTGACATATTGGATGAACGCGGCCTATCTGCTACATATAACGCTGATGAATAATACTGACCAAAGTTTTGGATTATTATGGCTGAACTCGTAAGCACTGTTGAACATGTACTCGACAATATCGAAACGCTCTACCTTTATGGCGAGAGCGCCAACGAGGGCGAACGAAGATTTCACAACGCTCGGATCAAAAATGGCAAGCTCTTTGCTGTTATGCAGGTTCGCGACAGTTTTCGGTTCGCTCCCAGCAAATTCGCTGGATACTTAGATAATGACATTAGCCATGCTAACGATCTTGCTGAACGGGATGGTCGAAAGACAAACATTATGCTGTCCCGTCTATTCGGCGACGCACTGGAGCCTGGCGACCAGGCTTATGACGCCATTGACCAAGGTTTCTTAGCATACTGTGATCGAAAAGGTATCGTGCCATCCAAGCATCACCGCAAGCGTCGATATTGGCTGTCGGGTCCAGATTTAGCGGAGAAGCCTACGGCGGATCCAAAGGAGCTATCCGAAAGCGTTGCACGCGCACTCAAACGGATTCGCTCAAGAAAACAACCAGCCCCAGAAGGGCGGCATAAGGTCCCGAGAGGTTCCGCGATAGTTGAGAGGTATGTTCGAGATCCAGAGGTCATCGCTTGGGTACTCGTAGAAGCCGCTGGGCATTGTGAGAATTGCGGCAGCCCGGCCCCCTTCAAACGATCAAACGGGGAACCATTCTTGGAAGTACATCATGTGAGACCGCTGGGGGAAGGTGGCCCGGACACAACAGATAACGCGGTTGCGTGCTGCCCGAACTGCCATAGAAAGTTGCACTTCGACAGGGAGAAGGACGGCCTCCGCCTCAAATTGATTTCTACTGTCAAACGGTTGAAAGACTTCCCATCGAACGTGTAGAAGGGAAGGCCTCAGTCAGTTCATCGCTATCGGCCGAGGCTGTGTGAAAACTCAGATTTCCTGAAGTCGCGAAGGACAATTTCCTTGTCAGGCTGCCAGCATCGGAACAAAACTTCTCAGAATCGCTAGCGGACGAACACTATTCCGGATCTGGCCATGTCCGATCGAGTTTTCACACAGCCTCGGCCCTCAGCGGACCTTGGGCCACGTATACGGCGCTGCAGTGCAGCTTCCTGAAAGCAGTCGTTCGTTGATAAACGCCCTTTGACCGCCGCCAAGTCATCGAAAACTGGCGATTGCAAGCTCATCATCCATATTCACCTGACACGTGCGCTTGAGAACGGACTTCCATTCGGATGTTAGTATCGCATGCGCCTACGGATCATTGCCTCATTGTCCTGCCACTCGGCCTCAGCGATATACTTGCGGACCATCTCACGCAGGATTCTCGCCATGCGTGGGTGCTCGAACTCGCAAGCTTTGGCCCAGCCCTCATATTGATCCGCCAGCTCTCGCTCTTGCGCTCCGCCTTCACCCCGCCAAGTCGCACCGCGGGCATTGTAGCGCCCAATTGTGATGCCGCGCTCAATCTCGACGCTATACAAATCATTGACGGCCTCCCGTACAGGTTCACAAGGCCATGATCCATCTTCTCCCAAAGGGGCGTGTGCGAGGATTTCCCCGATCTGATAATCAAGCATGGCGCGATGACCCGTTGGCTCACTGATGCGCCTTGCCTCGATAATCCATTCCTTCAGTTTCTCTGCGTGGATGACACCGTGTTCATCAACCCCAGGCACTGAAGAAAGTGCGTCAATAAAGGTGTTGGCGTTTCTGGCGGCCGTCTTCTGCTCATCGGTAGGTTCCGCATCCTTGGGTTCGTTCTTTCCCCTGTAGGCCATGCGAATGGCCTCGCAGAATAGAGATGGGTTGTCGTTTACCTCGGCCTCAAGGTTAGGAATACGCCCTCTATCGAACCTAAAGGCCTCCAGATACAGGAACTCCAGACCAGCCATCCTCTCGCGGCCAATTGTGCCGCGCGAATTGAGGATCTTGAACACCTCCTCAATGGAGTGTCGATCCATCGAGGATGCTCCCCGCTCAGCTTCGTCGCTTCGGGGAAGAGCCTGCAGGATTTCGTAGAGCTGCTCGGACTCGATGTTTTTCAGGTCCAGATGGACGAATTGCAGCGCCGTTAGACCGCGTCGGGCTTCAATTAGTTTTGTTACAGCGTAGCGTAGCTCATCCTCTGTCTGCCTTGCCCAGTGTGCGGACACAGTCCTCCAGTACCCTTCGGACACTGCGCGGCTTGAAGCTTCCACAGCGTCCCAAACTGTCTGCCCAAACCGGCAAAGGCAGAACAGGCGCACCAGCTGATCATCGGTCAGTTCGCCGCGCAATCCATTGATAAAGCCAACCGCGTTCTTGTCACCCAACGAGAAAAAGAAGCCGCCCAGCAGGAACTGTAGCTTGGTCGAAGTCAGGAAGTCGGAATCGCCAACGATGCGCCGGATAAAGGCGAGCTGATCCGCCTCGGAGCTCATGATCTGCGCGAGGTTGTTACCCACTAAGTGCGAAGCATTCCCAGAAAGAGCAAGGCGTACGGCACCAGTAACACCTTCCTGCGCCAACACAGCTTCGACGCCCGCCTTTCGTTGGTTGGCGATGCGCACGTCTCGTGCCTCGAAGTCGTGCTCGTCTTCGTGGATATCTTCCCACGAGTTCTCTACCCATGAATTCTTGAACAGCCACGCGTGCTTCCAGACGATATCGCTAGGCTCCAACTCGTCATAGATATCGCGGGCCTTGTTTACCTTGGCTTGCGTGGCCGTCTTCGGCGCTCCCTTCTTGCTCAGGCGGCGGGCACTCCTACTAACACCCATGCGGATTTGCTCCCTCAACCAAGCCCGATCCTCGTCGGTGGCCGCTTTTGCCCAGTCCACCACGCGATCCCACACGCGTGCGCGATACTCGTCTCCAAAACCCTCCAGGCTATCCACCAAATCTGCAAGTTTCTCTCTTGTCATTGGCGTCCAAGAAAGGGCTACTTCAAGGCAGTGTTTTTCAAATTTCCAGCGCTCTCCGTTGGTCACCACTTCGCCGCTACCAAAGGCATAGTCCCTCCATTTCGGCTTGACGCTGTAGTGGCCGGTCCGCGACCGTGAGTCATACTGGTCCCTCGCAACCGCCCATCCGACTTCGGGAAAGTGCTTCACCAACTGATCCAGGGCTGCAATCCGCTGCTTTACGTTGGCGGAGGTTTGGGGCATCCAGCTACGGAAGATCGAAAGCAGGCTTTGCTTCGCACTGTTGCCGCTACGATCCTCAGGCTCTAGTTCGCAAAGCTTTGCAAGCACATCCACGACACGCTGGAGGTATTCCGGCGACCATGCCAACAAATCCAGTGCCCACAGCAGGCCAACTCTAGGATTTCTGGAAAACAGGGGGTCACCGACCGGGCGCATCAAGACCTGTGTGCTCGGATCATTTCTGGCCAAGTCCCGCTCGATAATGCCCAGGAACTCTTCGGGCGCGGCCTCAGCATACCGCTGGAATTCATCGGATTGAGACTCAATTGTCTCGCCGTCCATGCTAGCGAAGAGCTTTCTCACCAGTAGCGTTGCCTGAGATTGAGTATCCACCCCCAGCTTGCTCCTGAAGAGCCCGTTGCCGTGCATCGCCAGAATAACCAAGCTATCGGCGATGCCTTCTCGCAGCGCAGAAGAGATGTCGCGGGTCTTGCCATGGATACTCGCTGCCCAGCGTTCACCTTCTGGAAGGTCGAGTGAAGGATCGGGCTCCGAAAGCACAAGGTCAGCAGCCTGATAGAAGCGCTCAAGATCCTCCGGCGTCACCCATTGATGGACCGCGTAGAGGGCGTCAATCTTGGACACGACCCCTCGGAAGGATCCTATCGACCAGACGGGCGAACTCTCGATTGGGAGAAGATCGCCGAACTCCCTCTCGACCTCCGCATATCTGTCCTCACCCATCAAATGGCAAAGGACAATTCGGTCAGCTTCGTTGTCATTCTTCCATGCACCTGCCAGCATGAAAGGAAACACTGAGCGCGCAAGCGCCTTGTCAGCGCTCCATGCCGGTGACTTGATTGCCTGATCTCGCGCTAGGCGGCGGCGCAGCACCGTGAGAGACCGTCCCGACTCGTCCTTGAGGCGTTCTATCGCATCGCCACCCAGCCCCATCGTTTCGAGGCCTTTGCGGAATGCTTCGCCGCTGAGCGTATCAAGAACAATATCCGCCTCGCTCTGTACCATAGTGCGCGGCACGATTGATATTCCACCAAGACGAGTTCCCGTCTCGGCCAGTTCCACCTCGGTTTCGCGGTTCGTAACGATCGGTATGAAGCGGGATGACTTGTTGGCGAGTTCGGTTAGCGGCCCGGCTTCAGAGAAGACGACTACGCGGTCGCGTATCGCGGCAAGCTCAGGGTCATCTCCGCTCAACATCGCGTAAACAAACGCAAGACCTTCCAGCACGGAGTCTGACGCGATCCGAAGCGTTCGATCCGCCCCTCGCAAATGTGTAAGGAGCTTCTTGCCAGCAATAATAGACGCTTCATCAAATATGTTCGGCGTAAAGGCCGGGTCGCAATCCGCATTCCACTTCACCCAGCAACGCTCAAGTGACTTCGTGCCACGAAAGTCTTTGCCGCATTCGTTGGCAAACCAAACCTGAGCTGGAATGGACTGCGCCATCCATTGTTCAAGGTCGTTGGAGTCCAAAACGACAACATCTTTCCATTGCCTCGTCGCCAGTTGTGCTGTTGTCCATGCATCCTTTCCTGGCCAGCGCCGGGGTGTAACAAAGACAAATGTTGTCTTGAGCCTCTCAGCTTTGGGGGTGGATTTCACGCTCTTGGAAAAGTCACCGTCGGCTTTCTCTTTGATATTTCTGTTTGTTCCGAACTCCCAGCCGGACGCGCCGGCAGGTATCCACGGATTTCCTGCCTGCGTCTCGATCTTCCCGTCCCAGCCGGGGCGTTGGGAATCATCATGAGCCGGGAAGTTCACTTTCCGTAGGCCGTCACAGGTTGAGTGAACTAGCATCCTCAACAATGCGGCTAGTTTGGCGCGCGAATCCACATTATTTGCCCACTGCTCGATGTCATTTGCCTTCGGGGCAGCAAACGGCGGCACGAAGCTCCTTACAGCGGCCATGTTTGTCGTCGCCGCGCTTACTCCGGCATCGAAAACACTCTGCATCGCAAGCAGTTCACTCGCGCTCACGCCAAATGCCTTCTCAAGCTTCATGGCCATTTCACTTGAAAGGCTTGCGTTACCGTTCAGAAGATTCGACAGGGCGGGCCGTCCGACACCAATCGCCTTGGCGGCTTGGGTTACATTCATTCCCTTTGGGATGACATTGCTCTTGATGTATGGACCGGGATGGGCCGCGTTGGTGATTTTGCTCGACATAATCCACTCCTACAGCGAGTCCCCTTACGGCAACTGTATTGTGTAGCGCTACACAATACAACAAATTTGTGGATTGCATGTTTCATGCCTCGGCGCCTCCCGCCTTTGCTCGAGAATAGCGCTCAGTTGGAGGGCGGCTTTTACAGTTGGCAAGGAACGAGTTCGCACCTGCGGCGAACTTCGGCTTTCCGCCCCATGCTGACACCATTTGGGCAATGAATCATCGGCTTCGCGTCATGTCGCGGCGGGAATCAGAAAATTCGACACCAGCAGCTCGGCCCGCGCCCCGGCCTGGTCGTTGCCTGTGCGGCTGATGGTGTAGCTGGTGGTCACGCCGGTCAGCTGGAAGCGGCCGAAGATCTCGCGGATATCGGGAACGTCGTTGATCGACAGGATGAACCGGCCTTTCAGCCTGGCCAGAACATCCGCCATCCGGCCGAAATCCTCGCGGGTGAACAACGCCTTGCCGTAATCCCCCTCGCAGCCCCAGTAGGGCGGGTCGAGGTAGAACAGCGTTCCCTCGCGGTCGTAGCGGGGGATGAAATCGGCCCAGTCCAGGCATTCGATGATCACGCCGGACAGGCGGCTGTGCAGATCTTCCAGCATCGGTTCCAGCGTGGTCAGATTGAACCGTGCTGGCCGATCCGTCTGCACACCAAAATTCCGGCCGGAAATCTTGCCGCCGAAGGCCGTGCGCTGAAGGTAGAGGAACCGCGCTGCGCGCTCGAGGTCGGTCAGCGTTTCGGGGTTGGTATCGACCAGCCGGTTGAACTCGGCCCGCGTGGTCAGCTGGAACCGCAAGGTGTCGAGGAACTGCGGGTAATGCCGCTGGAGGATGCGGAACAGGTTGGCGATGTCGCGGCCCTTGTCATTGATCACCTCGCAGCGCGGTCGCGTCGCGCGGCGCAGGAAGATCCCGCCCATGCCAACGAAGGGCTCGGCATAGGTGGTGCAGGCGGTGCGGTCGATGACCCCGCAGATCCGCTTGGCCAGATTGCGTTTGCCGCCCAGCCAGGGGGCGGGCGGAGAGACGGGTTCAACGGGCGTTGAAGGGCTGTTCATACGGATGTTCCTTGTCAATATTGCGAGGAACATAAAGTGAACAATCTGCAAGGTCAGATATTGACTGTCAGCTTCGCGCTGAAACTGCATCAATCTCTGTTCGTGTGACCCCACCAGACTACTTTGCCGATGATGTTGCTTTCGGCCCCCTCGGTTAGTTGCATAATTCGAGGTAGGTAGTCGGGATTGTCACTGACCAGTAGCAGTTGGTCTTCGGCAGGTCGAAGCAGCCGCTTAACCTGAGCACCATCTGTGCCGCGCAGCGCGAAAATCGGGGCACGATGCCGAACATCAATCGTATGGGCGGTGCGCAAAGGCGGAGTTCGTTTGCTGGTATCGATAAGCACCACATCGCCGGGGGCGATTGTTGGCATCATACTGTCGCCCTGCACACGGGCCAGCCGTGCAGCCGAGGTGTTGATGCCCTCACGCTTAAGCCAGTCACGCTTAAACGCCATGTGTTCAACGACGTGTTCAGTGCTGTTTTCCATGCCACCGCCAGCAGCCAGTGATGCGTCATGGAGCGGGATTTGCGCATAGTCCGAGCCATTGATCATGACTTGTTGGACCGGTCCTGTTTCCCGTGGCGGGCCAAAGTAACATTCTAGCCCCAGAACATCTGCCAACTTTTGCAGCGCATGGAAGTTCGTCCGGCGATCTTCAGGGGATGTGGCTCGGGAAGAGCGTAGATTCTTGATCAGCGCATAGTTCCCAACTGCGAGTTTCGACGCAGCTGCATCAGACAGGCCCTTCCGGGCCAGCGCTGCATCAATCGTCGATAGGAGCTCGTCCATTGGGTCCATTCGACTTCTGTTAGCCGATTCGGGCTAAATCGACAATACATAGCCGATACGGGCTTGAATATATCGGCCCGTATCGGCTAATTTTGCTGTATGGAACAGAAGCAAGCCCTCATCATTCTCGCGGACACGCTGGCCAAGCACCAAGGCGTGACGCACTTCGCGATCTCGATGCGCGCCCTCGGCAAGGGCGACTTCTTCAAAAAGCTGAAAGGCGGCGGGGATTGCCGCACTGCGACTGCCGCCCGTGTTCTTGCGTGGCTTGATCAGTATTGGCCGATCGATCTCGCATGGCCCTCTGACATCTCGCGCCCCTCGAAATCGAAGGATGCCGCGTGATGTCGTTTCAACCCTTTTCGCCGGGGTCGGTTGGCCCCTGCCGCGGCGAGGGCCGCCCCGATCCGGCTGGTAAGGCAGTCCGGCTGGATCGGGGTGTGCCGCGCCCGTCGCTCTGGCGGCGCCTGCGCGCGCTGGATGACCGCATCAATGATTGCTGGATCGGTGACCTCCTCGGCATCGCCTCGCTGGTGGCGCTGGTGGTCTGCACGCCGGTCCTGCTGCCCATGTTCATCATCATTTTCGGAGGAAACCCGTGAAGGATCACATCGAACCCCTGTCGAAGTGCCAGTTGTTTGAGGCCATCCGCCACCACGCGAAAATCTATCGCGAGCAGGATCGCCTGCACGGTGATGCCGTGATTGCAGGCAATCTGGATTTGGCTGACTCGCACCTTGAGGCGTCCAGCGATGCCTTTGCCGAGTGCGTCTTTGCCATGGCCATGGCCGAGGAATGCGGGCTGATGGACGAGCTGGCCGGTTTCCTGACCGCCAGCTACGGGGGCTGAGGCGATGCTTGGCACCTTCAGCGCCCCCGAACAGCGGTTCCACGTCGAGCGGATCGGCGGCCGGCTCCGGGTGATCAGCCCCGAAGGCAAGCTTGTCGGGCCGCCCTTCGAAAGCCGCCGGGCCGCCGTGGAGGCCGCGCAGGCGATGCAGGCAGAGGCAGACCGCCATGCCAAACGCGGGCCGCGCCCCTGCATGTGCTGCGGGCGAAACTTCGACAGCGAGGGCATCCACAACCGGCTGTGCGCGCATTGCCGCAACCGGGGCGATGCCGCCTCGCTGAGCATTCCGACCAATTCGATAGCGAAGATCCGTCGCGCGGCGTCGTGACGGCGAAGACCAAGGGGCCAAACCGTGAAACCACCGACCTTGATGCAGCAGAACCGGGTGCGGATCGCCGATATCGTGATCGGTTCCCGCCTGCGCCCGGTCAGCGCAGCGGGCGTTGAAAGCCTGATCACCTCGATCAGCGAAACCGGGGTGATGAAGGACGCCATTCATCTGCGCAAGAAGAAGGATGGCAGCCTGCACCTGCTGGCAGGCGCCCATCGCACCGAAGCCGCCCGGCGTCTGGGCTGGGACGAGATCGAGGCGAAGATCTGGACGGACGTGACCGACGACTGGGCGCGACTGATCGAGATTGACGACAACCTTGCCGGTGCCGAAATGAACGCCCTTGATACGGCGGTGTTTCTGGCCACCCGCAAGGCCATCTATGAGCGCCTGCACCCGGAAACGCGACGTGGCGTTGCCGGTGCCGCTGGGCGTTGGGATGCAACTGAACCAAGTTCAGTTGCATTCGTGAAATCCACTGCCGACAAATTCGGCATGACCGAGCGGCAGGTTTTTAAGATCGTCGCCGCCGGTTCCAGACTTGGCCCCGACGAGGTTGCAAGCCTGCGCGCGGCGCCGCGTCAGGTCAGCCTGAAAGACCTGACCGAAATCGCGAAGATCAGCCAGCCGACGGATCGCTATGATGTGGTGCGCCTGCTGTCCGAAGGGGGCGCGAAATCCGCAGCCGAGGCCATGCGCAGCCTCAGATCCGGTCTTCAGCCTATCGTAAAAGACCCGGTTGACGAAGAATTCAAGGCGCTTCTGAACGCCTGGTCGCGCGCACGGCTCGCGGCGCGGCGCCGGTTTGTCGAGGATGTCTTTGCCGACCTTTCACCCCTCGTGACCGCGCAGACCAGCCCCGGCGACGGAGGCGAGGCGGCGGAGATCGTGCCGTTCCGGTCGCGGGGTCGGGAGGGGCAGGCATGACGCTGACCCCGAAACAGGAATGGTGGACCACCACGGAACTGGCAGCTAGCGGCCTGCCGGATGTTCCGGATACGCGGCAGGGTGTCGATGCCATGGCCGAGCGCCAGCACTGGCGCGCGCATCCGCATTACGCCCGCCGTCGCTCCGGTCGTGGCGGGGGCTGGGAATATTGCTGGCGGCTGCTGCCGGCGCGGGCGCAACGGCGCCTGCTGGCCGAGGTTGCGCCAGCGGGCGGGGCAGGGGCCGATCGCCCGGAGCGCGATACCGCATGGGCATGGTTCGAACGGCTGCCCGAGGCGGTGCAGGGCAAGGCGCGGGCGAAACTTCTGGTGATCCAGGCGGTCGAGGCACTGGAGCCCGTGCTTGGCCGGGATCAGGCGATCCGGCAGGTCGCGGCGGCCGAAGGCAAGGGCGTGCGCACGATCTGGGGCTGGCTGTCGCTGGTCGAAGGTGTGCGGCCCGATGACCGTCTGCCCTATCTCGCGGATCGCCACCGTGTCGAAACCGCGCCCCGGGGGGCAAGACCGGAGGTTGCGCCGGATTTCTTCGAACTGATCAAGAGCGATTTCCTGCGGTCCTCGGGGCCGAGCTTTTCGAGCTGCTACCGGCGCCAGTTGCGGGTGGCGAAGAAGCGGGGCTTCGAGGTGCTGCCGGAATGGCGGATGCGTCGTCATCTGAATGCCACGATCAGCAGGGTGACCCAGACGCTGTGCCGCGAGGGGCTGGATGCCGTGAAACGGATGTATCCGACGCAGGTCAGGGACAAGACCTGCCTGCAGGCGCTGGAGGCGGTGAACGGCGATTATCACAAGTTCGACGTCTTCGTGCGCTGGCCGGTCGAGCGCGGGCAGAGCGATCCGCCCTATGTCGGGCGGCCGCAGATGGTGGCGTTTCAGGACATCTATTCCGGCCGCATCCTGTCGTGGCGGGTGGATCAGACGGCCAACAGCAACACGGTGTTGCTGGCAGCGGGGGAGATGATCGAGGACTGGGGCATCCCGGAACATGTGCTTCTGGACAACGGCCGCGAATTTGCCGCCAAGGCGATCAGCGGCGGCACCCCGAACCGGTATCGCTTCACCATGACGGACGAAGATGTCCCCGGGCTCTTCACCGCGCTTGGCTGCCAGATCCACTGGGCCACTCCTTATAGTGGGCAGTCCAAGCCGATCGAGCGGGCGTTCCGCGACATGTGCGACAATATCGCCAAAGATCCCCGCTTTGATGGTGCCTGGACGGGCAACCGTCCGGATGCAAAGCCCGAGGATTACGGCAGCCGCGCGATTGATCTGGAGGAGTTCCTGCGGGTTCTGGCCGAAGGCATCGAGGAGCATAACACCCGGATCGGGCGGCGTTCCGAAGTGGCCTATGGCCGATCCTTCGTCGATGTCTTCGACGAGAGCTATGCCCAGGCGCCGATCCGGCGCGCGACGGAGGCGCAGCGGCGGCTCTGGCTGATGGGGGCAAAGGGCATCCGGGCCAACAGCCGCAATGGCCAGCTGAGCTTCATGGGCAACAAATACTGGGCTGACTGGATGCCGGAGATTGCGGGGCAGGCGGTGGTGATCCGCTTCGATTCCGCCGATCTCTGGTCGGGTCTGCACGTCTATACACATGACAATATCTATCTCGGCCATGCGCCGACCTTTGATCGGGCCGGTTTCTTCGACACCGAGGAAGCCAAGCTGCTGGCCCGGGCGAAGCGCGACTGGCTGAAGGCAGAGCGGGAGGCCGCGAAGGCGCACCGCCGGTTCACCGCGCGGGAACTGGGCCGGATGCTGGACGAGGTTAGCCCCGTCGAACCGCCGAAGCCGGAGGCAAAGGTGGTGCGGCTGGCCCCGGTCAAGGCAACCCGGCGCGGGCGGCCGGTGGATGCGCCTGCCGCCGAAACCACCCCGGCCTCGGTGACAACCCTGCCGCTGCGGCCCGTCCCCGAGGCGGCCGAGACGGCCCGCGAACGGTTCCGCCGCGCGCTGGAGCTGGAGCGCGCGGCTGAAACCGGCGCCACGCTGACCAGTGATCAGCGCCGCTGGCTCGCCGGATATCAGACCACATCGGAATACCGCACCGAACGTCGTCTTCACGACAATCACGGCGACGAAATCTTCGGTTGAGAGGAGAACATGAGTAGCAACATCATCAACATGGACACCAGCGTCGCCCCGCTGCGCAATGTCTCGGCCCTGCTGGGGCTGGTGGACCGCGTGCTTACGCGCGACGATGGCCTGCCCGGCATGGCGACCTTCTATGGCCCGAGCGGCTGGGGCAAAAGCTCGGCCGCGATCTATACCCAGAATGAATTCGGCGCCCTGCATGTCGAGGTGCAGCCGCTCTGGCGGTCCAAGCAACTCCTGACCGGGGTGGCAAACCAGCTGGGCCTCATGCTGCGCAAGAGTGCGAGTGCCGCCGATATCTACGAACATGTTGCCGAGGGTCTGACCCGGACCCAGCGGCCGCTGCTGATCGACGAGGCCGACCGGCTGATCCGCGATGACATGGTCGAGGTGGTGCGCGGGCTCTACGAGGCTTCGAACGTGCCGATCATCCTGATCGGCGAAGAGGATCTGCCGACCAAGCTGCAACGGTGGGAGCGGGTCCACGGCCGGATGCTGACATGGGTGGCGGCCGAACCGGCCGAGCTGGCCGATGTCATGCAGCTGGCCCGGATCTATGCGCGGGGGATCGAGGTCGAGGAGCCGCTGGCGGTGGCGGTGCTCGCCGGATCCAAGCGGTCTCTGCGCCGCGTCAGTTCCAACCTTTCCGAAATCAAGCAGCTGGCGCTGACCAAGGGCCTGCAGCGGGTTGGTCTGAAGGAATGGGGAAACCGGCCTTTCCATAACGGGGATGCGCCGGTGCCCCGCCAGATCGAGGCGATGGAGCGGGCGCGGCAACAGCAGGCGGCCCTGCGGGCAATCAGGGGGTAATCATGGCGGTCAGGGTTCTCAAGATTGCTACGGCGAAACAGCTTCCGAAGATCGAAGCCCAGGCATGGCAGGTGGCACGGCGGCTGGAAATCTTCGGCTATTCGGAGATCGCCTCCGAAATGTCCGTCTCGCACAAGGTGGCGACGGATCTGGTCTCCCGCTGGCAGGCGGAGGGGCGGGTGCAGCATCGTCAGGGCGGGCAGGGGCATAGCCGCAAGCTCTTCGAGGTTGCGCCTGAACATCGCGAACCGCAGGACCGGACGTCGCAGGTCTGTGCCCAGCTCTGGACCGGGGCGCGGGGGCTGAAGAAATTCTCGCCCACCGATCTGGCTGCCCATTGCCGGGCGGATCTGCGGGTCGATGACAGGGAAGCCAGCAGCTATTGTCAGGCCCTCTTGCGCGCGGGCTATCTGGTTGTGCTGCGCACCGCCATTCCGGGCCAGCGTGAGGCGACCTATCAGCTGGTGCGCAACAGCGGGCCGCGCGCGCCGCGCGAAAAGCGGGTGGCGGCGGTCTGGGATCCCAACGATGCGGCCTATGCCTATGTCGCGGGGATCGGCCAGATGGGGGGTGAGCAATGAGCGGCCCCCTGCAAGCCGCCCGGGATGCCTGGGGTGACGCGCTTCCCGACTGGGTCGAGGTGCTGGCCGTGGCCTGCGCCAGATCCAGCCAGGCAAAGGTGGCACGCGCCCTCGGGCGCAGCGCGACCGTGGTCAGCCAGGTCCTGAACCGGAAATACCCGGCCGAATATGATGCGATCGAGGAACGGGTGCGTGGCGTGTTCCAGCACCAGACCATTCTTTGCCCCTCGCTCGGCGATATGGGGCTGCAGGTCTGTCAGGACTGGCGACAGAAGGCCCGGTCTTTCGTGATCGGCAATCCGCTGCGCGGCCGCATGTATCGCGCCTGTCATCGCTGCCCCCGCTACCTCCGCACGCAAGGGGCGCCGGATGAGGAGGCCGAATGATCCGCTGACACCGATCCCCCTGTTCTTCAGCCGGTTCTCCGGCCCCGATCCCGAAAGGAACTGACATGACCGCCCATCACTCCGCGTTTCAGCCTGCGCCCATGCCCACCGGCCTCGTCCGGCATGGGGATCAAAGCTACATGCAAAATGCCACCGGCGATCTGACCGCCGTCGAGAATATCCCCGCGCTGAAGAAGCTGCGGGACGAGATGGTGCGCCGCGAATTCGGCTATGCGATTGCCCTCTCCGAACAGATCACCCGGTTTCGCGCCCATACGATGGCCAATCTCGGGGCCTTCGATGCGCTGATGGCGCAGGAATATAATGTGACCGTCGGGGGCGAGAAGGGGAACCGGACCTATACGAGCTTTGACGGGCTCTGGAAGATCGAGGTGCGGGTGCAGGACCGGCTGGCCTTCGATGCCGGCATGCAGATTGCAAAGGCCCTGTTTGACGAATGTCTGCGGGAATGGGCCGAGGGCACCCGGGCCGAAATGCGCTCGATCGTCACCAATGCCTTCGACACCGACAAGGAAGGTCAGATCAACCGCACCAATATCTTTATCCTGCTGGGCACCGAAAGCGATGACAGCCGCTGGCAGGAAGGGCAGCGTGCCATCCGCGAGGCCATGTATGTGATCGGCTCGAAGGAATATCTGCGGTTCTCGTTCCGCGATTCCTGTCGGGATCGCTGGAAGGCGCTGACCATCGATCTGGCGAGCGCCTGACATGGCCGGAAACCTGACCCTCCAGCGGATGATCCATGCCGGTTGCAGACAGCTGCGACTGGATGAGGATGCGCGGCATGATCTGCAGCTGCTCGTGACCGGGAAATCCAGCATGTCGGCGATGACCGATGCGGATCTGAAGAAGGTGATCGAGGCCCTGAAACAGCGCGGCTTCAGGGCGGGCTTCCGGAAGGCGGCAAAAGGGCGGCGTGCCGCAGCCCCGCGTGCGGATCTCCGCTATGTCCATGTGCTCTGGAAGCTGCTCGGGGATGCCGGGGCGCTGGAAAGCCCCGGCCGGGACGGGCTGAACGCCTTCGTGCGGCGGCGGTTTGGCGGAAAATGGCAATCGGTGCCGATCGACATTGATGCCCTGCGCGACCAGCGCCAGATCAATGATGTCATCCAGGCGCTGAGGGACTGGTGCAAGCGGAAGGGGCTCCGGCTGCAATGAACCTGCGTGTCTCCGACCATGCGGTCCTGCGCTATCTTGAACGTGCAGGCGGGTTCCGGATCGAGGAACTTCGCGCGGCTATCGCCGGTCGGCTGGCGGAAGCCGTTGAGGCCGGTGAGCGGCAGATCCTCATGGATGGCGTCATCTTCGTGGTGCGGGGCAGTCTCTGTGAGGAAGGGGGTCTGAACGTGACCACTGTTCTCCTTGCCCCGGAGCAATGCAAACGCCGCCCGCGCCGGAGACGTCGGGAGGCCGAACCATGACCGGGGATGCGGAATGGGAGGACGGGTTCCGCGCGCCCCGTGCCCCGGCGCATGTGCAGCCCTATGTCGATGTGCTGGGCGAGAAGGGGGCGATGGCCTTCCTGCTCGAGTTTGGCGGGGCGGAGGTCTATCTGCCCGCCAGCCCCAGAAGCCGCTCGCTGATCGTGCAGCGGCTCGGTCAGGACCGGACGCTGGCGCTTGCCCAGGCGCTGAGCCGGATGATGAGTTCGGGCCAGAAGCTGCGGGTGCCGACCGCGAAGCCCTGGCTTGCGGTCTGCATGCGGCACGAGGGCATGACCACGGCGGATATCGCGCGCCGCCTGCATGTGACCGATGCCACCGTCCGGGGCTGGTTCCGGCGCAAGGGGCGGCGGCGCCCCCCGCCGAAATTCGACCCCCGGCAACTCAAACTGTTCTGACCCAATAACCGAAGCGGATGTCTGGCGAGGCGTCCGATCCGCCATTCTGCCCCTGATAACGGGGCGCTGATGCCCCTCGGCGAGGGCATCCATGAAGCTGAAGAACCACCGGATTGACGGGATCGACTACCGCGCGGCCAAGCTGATCGGCGGCCTCATCACCCCGGAAATCATCATCCTTCACGACACGGCCGGGCGGCTCGAAAAGTTCAACAGCCGCGATTATCTGGCCAGTTCCCCGGCGGTCAGCGTGCAGTTCGTGGTAGAACGCGATGGCACCGTCAGCCAGCTGGTGCCGACCAACCGCCGCGCCGCCCATGCCGGGCAATCCTCCTATCACGGCCGCAGCGGCTGCAATGATTTCGCCATCGGCATCGAGATCGTGAACCCCGGCCGGATGCAGCGCGGCACGGGGGGCGCGGTGCTGGCCTGGTGGGGGCAGGATTTCGGGCCGGGCGGCCAGATCGGCGGCTACACCCTCGCGGATGTCGAAACGCCCGAACACGGCAAGGGCACCTGGATGGCCTATACACCCGAGCAGATCGCGGCGGTTGAAGAGCTGGCGCAGGCGCTTTTTGCAGGCATCCCGACCCTGCGTGACATCACCACGCACTGGTATGTCAGCCCCGGCCGCAAGGTCGATACCAACCCGCTCTTTCCGCTGGAGGCGATCCGCGCCCGGGTTCTGGGGCGCGATGACCCTGCAGAAGCGGCGGCGGAAGCGGGCAGCGATGTGGTCGGCGGGGACGAATTCGTCCAGATCGAGACCCCCGGCACCACGCTGAACCTCAGGCGCTGGCCGAGCTTCAATCCCAACATCCTCGCCGCGATCCCCGATCAGGCCATCGTCCCCGTGAACCGCGAAGGGCTGTTTGGCGGTCGGCGCTGGCTGAACGTCACCTTCGGCGGCCTGACCGGCTGGATCGTCGCCACCTATGCCGCCCCTGTCCGTTTCGGGACCGGCGGTCACTCCCCCCGTATCGCCTGAGGAGGCCCCATGTTCCGCCTGTCGAACAATACCGAATTGCCCGAAACCTCTGCCCTCGGCGTGAAGTCGTTCTGGCTTCTGCTGGTCACGGTGCTGGTCACCGCCTGCAATGCCATCGGCTTTGCCCTGCTGCCCAGCCTCTGCGAGGTGGGCCTCGGCTGCACGGCCGAAGAGGTGGCGGCGCGCGGCGAGCATGCCGTGTCGCTCATCCAGCAGCTGGTGCCGATCCTCACCGCAATCTGGCTCTGGTTCGAACGCCGCGCCCCGAAGTTCCGACTGGTGTTCTGGCGCAGGCCTGCCGCCGGCGGGGCAGGGGAGAACGCCTGAGATGAATGCCGAAATGCTGAACATCTCGCCTGCCGTGGTCTGGGTGATCGCGCTGAGCCAGCTTCTGACCTTCGGGCTGACGGTCTGGAACATGATTTCCAGCGGCAGCCGGGCCAATGCGAAGCGGCTCGATGAACATGCCGGAATGCTGGCCCGTCACAGCGAACGGCTTCAGAGCATGGAGCAGGCCGTCCGCGACATGCCCTCGCGCGACGATTTCCACAAGCTTGACCGGGAAATGGTCGGGCTGCGTGGCACCATGGCGGTGCTGACTGAACGGCTGGAGCCGCTGAAGGCAATCACCGAACGCATGCAGGAACTGCTTCTGGAGCGTGGCAAATGAAGGACATGGCGCAGCTGATGCGGGAGCAGTCCCGCCTGATCGTTCTGAAGACGCTGGCCCAGCAGACCGACGAGACGCTGAACAGCGATCTTATCCTGCCGGAACTGACGCGGTTCGGCATTCGCCGCGACCGTGCCTGGCTGCATCAGGAAATGCGCTGGCTGCAGACCATGGGGGCGCTGACGCTGATCGAGGCGGGGTCGGTTCTCGTTGCCACGCTGACCGAGACCGGCCGCCAGCATCTTGATCGCGTGATCGCCATTGAAGGTATCCAGCGCCCGTCGCGGCCGGGCGGTTGACATGGCAGAGCAACCCAAAGGGCGGGGGCGGCTTTCCTCGATCGAGCTGATGCCCTCGGAATGCGACGCCATCATCGCCTGGGCGGCGCAGGAGCTGTCAAAACGCGACCGGACCCAGGTCGATATCTATGCCGAATTCGTCGCCGAATGCGAAAAGCTGATGGCGGACAGCCGGGGCGAGCTCGAATTCAGGATCCCGGCCTTCAGCAGCTTCAATCGCTACGCCTTCAAGATGGCGCGGCTGACGCGGCGTCTGGATCAGACGCGCGCCATCGTCTCGACGCTGGCCGAGAAATTCGACCCGTCGGATGCCGACAATCTGACGGTGATGGCCGCCGAAACGGTCAAGGCGCTGGTCCTCAACATGCTGGCGGAGGCCGATGAGGATTCGATCGATCCGAAGGGGGTGATGCAGCTTGCGGCCGCCCTGCGCCATGCCATGGCGGCCCAGAGCGTCAGTTCCGACCGGCGCCAAAAGGTTGAGGCGGCCTTTGCCGCCAAGGTCGAGACGGCCGTTTCCACCGTGGCGCGGGTCAAGGGCCTGACCGCCGAAACCGCCGAAGCGATCAAGGCGCAGATCCTCGGGGTCTCCGGATGACCGCCCCGATCTCCCGCGAGGAATGGGCGGAACTTCGGCGTGCGGCGACGGAAGGGATGTCGGGGCTGATCGACGAGGTGGGCCTGCCGAAGGTGCTGCTGCCCTATCAGGCGCGGGCGGTCAGCCTGTTGGACAATACCGCGCTCTGCCGGGTGCTGTTTGTCGAGAAGTCGCGCCGGGTCGGGCTGACCTGGGGGCTTGCGGCCTATGCGGTGCTGCGGGCCGGGCGGGAACGTCCGGCGGGCGGGATGGATGTGATGTATATCTCCTATTCGCAGGAGATGACGCGGGAGTTCATCGACGCCTGCGCCATGTGGGCGCGGGCCTTCGCCACGGCGGCGGTGGCCTCGGACGAACTGCTGTTCGAGGATACCAACCCGGCCGACCCGAGCGATACCAAACACATCAAGGCCTTCCGCATCCAGTTCGCCAGCGGCTTCGAGGTGCTGGCGCTGTCCTCGGCGCCGCGCGGGCTGCGCGGCAAGCAGGGGGTGGTGATCATCGACGAGGCGGCCTTCGTCGACAATCTGGCCGAACTTCTGAAGGCGGCGCTGGCTTTCCTGATGTGGGGCGGTCAGGTGGTGGTCTGTTCCACCCATAACGGGGTGGACAATGCCTTCAACGGGGTGGTCCAGGACATTCTGGCCGGGCGCAAACCCTATCGCCACCTGCATATCGACTTCGACGAGGCGCTGCGCGACGGGCTTTATCAACGGATCTGCCTGCGCACCGGCGATGCCTGGACGCCCGCGGCCGAGGCGGGCTGGCGGCAGGAGATCATCGACTTCTATGGCGAGGGCGCGGATGAGGAACTGTTCTGCATCCCGGCGCTCGGCTCCGGGGCCTGGCTGCCCGCGCCGCTGATCGAGGCGCGGATGACCGCGCCCGGCAGGGTGCTGCGGCTGGAGCTTCCGGCGGATTACCTGCACCGCCCGGCGCTGGATCAGGCGGCGCTGATGGCGCCGTTTCTGGAGGAGCTGGGCGAGGCGCTGGCCGGGATCGACCTCGGGCCGCTCTATGCCTTCGGCTTCGACTTCGGCCGGGTGGCCGACCTGTCCACGGTCAGTTTGCTGGCCATTGAAGCCGGTCTCAAACGCCGCGAGGCGCTGGCGCTGGAGATGCGCAACGTGCCCGGCGACGAACAGAAGCGCGTCGTCGGCATGATCCTCGACCATGTCAGAGCGCGGCTGGTCGGCGCGGCCTTCGATGCCACTGGCATGGGCTGGACCGTGGCCGAGGATATGGGGCGCAGGTTCGGGCTGAAGGAAGACCCCGAAGGCCCCGGCCTCGTCTGGGCGATCAAGTTCAGCGAGGAATGGTACCGGCTGCAGATGCCGCCGCTGAAGGCGGCTTTCGAGGATGATCACATCGCGCTGATCGCCGACAGCGAGCATGTCTCCGACCTGCGCATGGTGAAGCTGATCCGGGGCATCCCCCGCGTGCCCCCCGTCCGCGAGGGCGAGAAGGGCAGGAAGCGCCACGGCGATTATGCCATCGCGCTGGCGCTGGCATATTTTGCCAGCCGCATGCGCTGGGTCGAATACGGCTATGTGCCGGTGCCGGTCCATGACCAGAGGGTCGGCCATAACGGCGGCCCCGCAATGTTCGGGAGCGAAGAGGAGGGCTGGTGGCGCGGGCCGCTCGGCGCCCGGCTTCGCGGGAGTATCTGACCATGGCCCGCAATCTGATCCTGACCGACCGCTGGGGCTATGAGGTGGATCGCGCCAGCCTGACCCGCGATGTCGGGGCGCCGAGCCTTTCGGGGGCGCGCTCGCCGCTGACCTCCTATCCGGGCGACGGGCTGAACCCGCTGCGGCTGGCGCAGATCCTGCGCGCGGCCGATCACGGCGATCCGGTGCGCTATATGGAACTGGCCGAGGTGATCGAGGAACGCGACCCGCATTATCTGGGCGTGATCGGCACCCGGAAGCGGTCGGTCTCGCAGCTCGACATCACGGTCGAGGCCGCCTCGGACGATGCCCATGACGGGAAGCTGGCGGATATGGTCCGCGACTGGGTCAAGCGCGACGAGCTGCAGCAGGAGCTGTTCCATATCCTCGACTGCCTGTCGAAGGGTTATTCCGCCACGGCGATCATCTGGGATCATTCCGAGGGGCAGTATCTGCCGAAGGAGCTGGCCTGGCGCGATCCCCGGATCATCCGGTTTGCCCGTCACGATCTGGCGCGGCCGCTGATGCTGGATGACAGCGGACGCGAGGTGCCGCTGCCTGCCTTCCGCTTCGTCTTTGCCGATATCCCGGCCAAATCCGGCATCCTGCTGCGCGCCGGACTGGCGCGGGTTGCGATGTGGGGCTGGATGTTCAAGGCCTTCACCGGGCGCGACTGGGCGATCTTCACCCAGACCTATGGCCAGCCGCTGCGGGTCGGCAAATGGCAGCCCGGGGCCAGCGAGCAGGACAAGGCCACGCTGTTCCGGGCGGTGGCCAATATCGCCGGGGATTGCGCCGCGCTGATCCCCGACACGATGTCGATCGACTTCATCGAGTCGAAATCCATCGGCCAGTCGGGCGATCTGTACGAGAAGCGGGTCAATCACCTCGACCAGCAGATCTCGAAGGCGGTGCTGGGGCAGACCGCGACCACCGATGCCATCGCCGGGGGCCATGCGGTCGGGCGCGAGCACCGGCTGGTGCAGGAGGATATCGAGGGCGCGGATGCCAGCGCGCTTTCGGCGATCATCAACCGCGATGTGATCCGGCCGTGGATCCAGCTCGAGTTCGGGCCGCAGAAACGGTATCCAAGGATTCGGATCGGCCGCCCGAAGACCGAGGATCTGAGCGCGCTGGCCACGGCCGTCGACAAGATGGTCCGTCTGGGGATGGAGATCGAAGAGGGCGAGATCCGCGCCCGCTTCGGTTTCTCTGAACCCAAGCCCGGCGCCCGGCTTCTGCGGGCGGCAGCGCCCGTTTCCACCGCTGATCTGGCCGGATCGGCACCCTTGGGGGAGGGAGAGGACCGGGCTTCAAAATCTAAACGGGTTTCCGCCGAAATTAAACGGGGTCAGGGCCTCCCGGGCACAGAGACCGCCCTGCAGGCCGAAGGCCCCTCAGCGGCGATTTCTGGCGGTCCCGGCGCGGCCACAGATCCGGCTGCCGATCTGGCCGATCAGCTGGCCCGCGCCGCCCCGCCGGTGATCGACGGGATGATCGGCCAGATCGAGCTGATGATGACGGCTGCCGGCAGCCTCGAGGAGTTCCGGCAGATGCTGCTCGCGGGCTTCCCAAACCTTGATGCGCAGGCCATGGCGCAGCTGATGGCGGAGGCCTTCCTGACCGCCGATCTGGCCGGGCGTCTGGATGCGGACGGGCGTGGCGATGGCTGAGGTCGGCTTCGGCTTCAACCAGCTCTTTGCCGAACAGCAGGCGGCCTTCCGGCTGCGGCTCGGCAATCTGCTGCCCACCGGCGCCTGGGATGACCTGCGTCATAACCAGCATGATCGGGCCTTCGTCGTTGCCGGGGCGCTGAAGGCGGATCTGCTGGCCGATCTGGCGGCGGCGGTCGACAAGGCGATCTCGCAGGGCACCTCGCTCGAGGTCTTCCGCAAGGACTTCCGCCAGATCGTGGCCCGGCATGGCTGGACCGGCTGGACCGGCGAAGGCAGCGCGAAGGGCGAGGCCTGGCGCACGCGGGTGATCTACCAGACCAACCTGCTGACCAGCTATGCGGCGGGGCGGCGGGCGCAGTTGCTGGCCGGGAAGTACAAATACTGGGTCTACCGCCATTCCGGGGCCGAACATCCCCGGCTGCATCACCTGGCGCTGGACGGCATCGCGCTGCCGCCGGATCATCCGTTCTGGGCGAAGTTCTTCCCGCCGAACGGCTGGGGCTGCGGCTGCCGGGTGTTCGGCGCACACACCGAAGCCGGGATCCGCCGGGTCGGCGGCGATCCCGGCAAGCAACTGCCGCCGGACTGGGACCGGCCCGACCCGCGCACCGGGCTCCCGAAAGGGCTCCAGAAGGGCTGGGATTACGCGCCGGGCGCCAGCACGGCCGAGACCATCCTGACGCTGAAGGACAAGCTGCCGCGCCTCCCGGCCCCGATTGGCGCGCGGCTGTTCGAAAGCTGGCCTGCGGGCAAGACTGCGGATCTCGACCGCGCCTTCGGTGCCTTTGTCGATCAGGCGCTCGGGCAATTTGTCCAGGGCCGCCATATGGTGATCGGCGCGCTGAAGCCGGGCTGGGTCGATGCGGCGATCCGGCATGGCGTGACGCCGGAAACCGCCGAGATCGTGGTGACCGATCTCAATGTGCAGCACACGTTCCGGGGCACGGATCATGTGACCGTCGCCTCGACCCGCGCGGTGCCGCGCCAGCCCAAGGCCGCGCCACTGGATCTGGACTGGTACAAGGGTATGCCGGGGCGGCTGGCGCACCCGAGGGCGGTGCTGCTGGACAAGACCTCTGGCGAGCCGGTCTTCCTGCTCGTCTATGACGTGCCGGGGCAGAATGTGAAAATGGTCATCGAGATCAACAGCTGGGTGAAGAAGGCCAGGGCCACGTTCAACACCATGCAAACCGGCCGCTTCGTGACCCTGAACGATCTGGCTGCCACACTCGGCGCCGGGGTCACGCTGATCGAAGGGAGGATCTGAGGCCGGGTTGGACTCGAACCAACATCAATTCCCAGCAAGCTGGCGAACCCCCTTGCCCATCGGGGTACACGGCCTCAGGAGGACAATATAGTCATGTTCACGATTGAAATAAAGGATGCGGAGGTAGAGCAGGCGCTGACCGGGCTTCAGGCGCTGCTGTCCGACCTCAGCCAGGTGATGCGCCAGATCGGCGATGCGCTGGTGCAATCCACGCAGGACCGTATGCTGATCGGCCAGAGCCCGGACGGATCGCCCTTCGCCCCGCGCGCCGCCTCGACCCTGAAAGCCTATGAGAAGAAGGGCGCGAAACCCGGCCCCTATCCGCTCTGGCTGGAGGGGGACATGCGACGGGGCATCAACTTCCGGTCCGGCCCCGACTTCGTCTCGGTCGGATCAAATGCCCTGCAGGCTGCGGTCATGCAGTTCGGCGCGAAGCAGGGCCAGTTCGGCGCCCGCATGGGCCGGACCAGGCAGAAAGACGGCGGCCCCGCCTCCCGCGACTATTTCCAACACCTCCCCTGGGGCGACATCCCGGCCCGGCCTTTCCTCGGCCTCTCCGACACCGACCGCTCCAACATCCTCGATATCGTCCGCGAGGCCTTCGAGGCGCAGGTGGGAGGGTGATTTAGACCTGAGCCGACCATTCAATCCAAGTGTAACAATGCGAAGCAAGTTCCCCGATCCGGCGATGCGCTTCTATCGTACCTGTCAATCAACTGAATGCCTTGCTTTTCTGTGACATTTCCCACGTGCAGTGGAGTATGATGACAGTGTCCGACAGCCTCACTAGTGTTATTCTTCCCGAATTTCTACAATGCAACACTGAGGTGAGATGACTAACACGAATCCGAAAAATGATTTGCTGTGCATGAAGCTTGCACGCCTACAACTCAAATCAGCCACTCTACCTGGGTTCCGGTGATAGTAACAACACTGTAGAAAACACCGCCCGACACCCGAACCAGATGGTGCCCAGAGCCGTACTCATCAAAGCTGTCATCATCCAGAATGTTCTTGATGGACTGGTCGTAATGTGACAGCGACGTTGTGATGGTACGCTTGTCGGCGTCAGTATATCGAACCTGAACGCCATCCAGAAGAACGTATAGGCCGTCGGGTTGCTTGCGGTTTCCTGTAAAATTCAACGTCTTGTCTTCCAACACAGCTGCAAAGCCAAGGCTGGTTAAATCAATCTGATCCGCATCATTCCCGATAATGTTGATACTGGATCCGGCGGCGAAGGGCGCATCGAAAATGAAACGGTCACTCTCGCCCGAGATGCTGCCGTAAATGTAGTAATCTGTCGGACCTTTCGTCGTATTGATGATGGTGACGGTTTCGCTTTCATCTGTGCCAGTCAGTAGAAACGGGGCGGCCCCGTCGGCCGTGCGCTTGTCGAGCTGCTTGATAGAAATCTTGACAGACGTCACGCCTTCCGCCAGAGCGACCTCTTCCACATTCTTGAAGACATAGCTGCCATTCTCGATCAGGGCAGCCAAGTCGATGCCTCCTCCCTTACGTTCGACCACGGTGTCAAACCGACCAACAAGATAAAGATCCCGACCGGAACCGCCGGTCATCGTATCCCAGCCTGCCCCGCCATTCAGCACGTCATTGCCGTCACCGCCAAATAGGCCGTCGCGTCCGGCGCCCCCCAACAGCAGATCACTGCCTGCCCCGCCGAACACGGCATCGTCGCCGCCGCCAGCGAACAGAATGTCATTGCCTTCCTCGCCGAGCAGACGGTCGTCAAATCCCTTGGTGTCCTTCCATCTGGGATCAACCGGCCCGCTGTAGAACTGGGCGTAGACAAAGGCAGTCTGCGTAGTAACCAGGGTCTCCGCATCGGGATAATACCAATTGGCGTAAAGCACCGGGTTTCCGTTATATCCGTTGGTTCCAATTAGACGCGTGGGCTCGGTCTGATAGTTGTAGATGTTTCCATCCCCCGACACCGTATCATTGCCTTTTCCCGCATTGATAAGGTCCTTGCCCTCCTTGCCGATAACGATATCGGTCGTCTTATTCATAGAGTAGAGCGTATCGTTGCCACCCGACAGATCCACATAAGTCAGGGCGCTGTTCTTCGCGGTCAGACGGAAGATGTCATTTTCGGATGAGCCCAGGTAAAAACTGTTCCTCTTGGGGTCATAATTCGAAGGCAGAATTCCTATACCGAAATTTCGCGGATCAAATTCGATTTTTTGACCTTCGGAGGTGCGGACAAATATGTTGTCGGTGAAATCGATTTTACGGCCATAGGTTCCGGTTTCAATTCGGTCAAGCGACTCGATCACCGCTTTTATGGCATGGCTGTCCAATCTGCCAGAGCCATTGTCGACCCAGATACGATCTGTACCGCGGCCCCGTGCAAGTGGAGAAAATAGCTTATAGACCGGGTCGTTCTGAAATCCGAAATTGAACACGCCGGGTTTCAGGATTGGCGATTCGAACCCGATATAATCCGCACTGCTCCAGATTTCGGAACGCCCCCCGAATGCCAGAACATCCGAATGGAGCTTGTTGACGATCCACGCTCCAAGACTGTGCCCTGTCACAGTCAACTGAACACCGGGCGTCACCACCTTTTCAATCGCCGCCAAAAGTCGGCTGAATTCCAGAATATAAAAACTGCTCGCGGCATCAGCCCATCCGACCACGTCGGATTTTTTGAAAGAACCAATCTCGCTAAAATCTGTCCCGCGAAACGACAGGATGTATTCGGCCTTGGCCCCGCGGCCCGAACGCAAGAGCACCGCCGCGCCACGGCCATCCTCTGTCAGAAAGGTCCGGCCATCGCTGGATATGTTGCGCGAGGGTATGGTGCCATCCGCCAGATTCCGGAGGTTCACTGGGATCCATCCTGAACCCTGCAACGCAGGATACAGATCATATGCCGCCTGAGAGGCCAGTGCGGCATCGCTCAACTGATCCCAAGTGACCTCGACGGGGGACTTATCCAGAAAAGACATCTGACACTCTACCTGTAGCTGAAACCCAAATGGACGCGATTAGAAAGGCCGGCGCTACAAACACCATTAACAAGAGGCCCCTCCGCGCATCGGTAATGCTTGCCTTGGCCAGCTATGTGATCAAGCTTTTTCTGCTCATTTGGCACTCGAGAGGCAAAGAAGTATGCACATCAGATCGGCAGGAAACACTTGATACTTGCTGTTGTCAAAATTGCTCGTTTTTTGAGCATTTTCGGGGAACTATTTCGCTACCTTTGCTACGTTTGAGCTCAAGCTTGGCAGTGCCCGAATCCGTTTTCCAGCGACCATACACGCCGCAATGGTTCTGTGCCGACCGTGAAGAACTATGAACTTCCGTAGCTCGGGCCTGCGCGCGGTAACCTCGCCGCGCACGACTGAAGTGATGGCTTCCCTGGCATCGTCACGCCTGAGATGTCTCCTTCCCTCCACCCCCCTGACCCCCAGACATCCGCACACCGTTGCGGATGTTTTGGTTTTGGCTGGCGGGGGATGTTGGGTTCATGTCGAACCCGCAGATCATCTCGCTTCAATCCACGTCGCTGCCCGAGGGCGGTGCCCCTGACTGGATCCATCTGATCCCGGCCGGGGCGGAGATCCTGACCGCCGATGCGCGCGGTCCCTATCGGCTTGTCGATCCGCAGGCGGTGATTGCCGCC